TGGTGCACATGTATATTGTTTTACAAAACAATTTGTTGCTGCATCTTTAATGAGACAAAAATTACAACTCATGGCGTCTGCTTTGGGTTATGCTAAAGCAGAAATATTTCCTAAACAATCTAAAGTCATGGCAAGCAGGGGTGATGTAGGTAGTTTTTTAAATATGCCTTATCATGGTGGGGATAGAACAGTTAAGTATGCAATTGATGACAATGGTAATTCTTTAACTATAGAAAAATTTATAAAAGCATATGAATTAATTGCTTTAGAAGATATTGAATTAGAAAATTTATTTGTAAATAAAAAGAAAGAAAAAATTAAAGAAGAGTTTCCAGATGGACCACCATGTTTGAATACAATCATTAAGAATGGTCCTATTGTAGAAGGTAATGGTGATGTTGCAGCATCGGGTCGTGATAATGGTTTATTTAATATTGGAGTGTATGTAAAAAAATCAAATCCGATAGGATGGGAAGATAAATTAGAAGATTACAACACTGAAAAATATATTAAACCACCTTTAAAATCAAAAGATATAGATAGAATTGTAAAACAATTGGATAAAAAAGATTATGATTATAGATGTACAGATAAACCAATCTGTAATTTTTGTAATGAAGCACTTTGTTATACAAAACAATATGGAAAAGGTGGTGATGTTAGAATGCCCGCAATTGAATCCATAAGAAAATATGAATCGGATCCACCTATATTTTTTGTTGATATTAATGGAGACAATATTGAAGTTGATGCACCAACTTTACATGATCACGAAAAATTTAGTATTGCATGTATGACAGAACTTGGAACACCTTTGATTCCAGTTGCTAAACTTGTTTGGAGAAAACAACTAGCATCATTAATGAAGAATATGGCTACACTTGAAGCACCAGACGATACTAAAGTTGATATTCAATTAAAAGAATTACTTACAGAATTTGTTAGTCGTGATGGTAAAACTATGGAAGATATTTTAAAAAGAAAACCATACACAGAAAATGGTGTTAGCTATTTTAAATTCAAAGACTTTTGGAGTTTTATATTAAGAGGTAAAACCTGGCCAGAAAAAACTTATAATAAAAATAAAACAATACGATTGTTAGAAAATTTATTTAAAGCAAAAACTGACACCGTTAGAATTAAAGATAAACAACATAAAATTTGGATGGTAGAAAAAATAGATATAGAAAAGTATACACCAATAAGAACTAAGAAAGAACCGGCACCATTCGAATGAGAACGATTATAGCAGGACCACCAGGAACAGGAAAGACACATACATTGATACATAAACATTTACAGAATGAATTAATAGAGAGAAAAACAGATTCTAAAAAAATTTGTTATATCACTTTTAGTAACGCAGCAGCTGATGAAGCAAGAGATAGAATACAAAAAGAATATCCAACATATGAATTTGATTGGATTTGTACCATGCACTCTATGGGAACAAAAAGATTAAGTATAGATACTAAATCACAATTATTAAAAGATAATAACTGGAATGCATTTAAAAATAAATATGGTCATACTGATTTACATTTTGAAACTGTTCAACATGAAAATGGTTTTAATGAATATAAAAATCAATATATGAAAATTATAGAATATGCACGTTCTAAAAAAATAAAAGACTTACAAGATGCAGCAATAGAACTTGATTTAATAGATTTTATAAGTCTTCCTTTATTAGAACAAATTAATCAAGACATAACTGATTATAAAAAAGATTATAAAATGTTTGAATTTTCAGACATGATTTCAGAATTCACAAGAAGGAAACTGTGTCCATCCCTCGATGCGGTCTTTCTTGATGAAGCTCAAGATCTTAATCCTCTGCAATGGGAAATGTTTTTTTACATTGAATCCTGTTGTAAGCGATCTTACGTTGCAGGGGATGACGATCAGGCTATCTATTCTTTTCAAGGCGCGGACCCTAAGACTTTTATAAATCTACAAGGGGTAATGGATCCACAAATTATATCTAGACGAGTCCCTAGAGCTATACATAAAGTTGCATTATCTATTTTAGATAATATTGATGAAAGAAGAATTAAGGATTGGGAACCAAGAAATGCTAAAGGTAAGGTTATAGAAAATTTAGAGTTTGAAGATATTGATTTTAGTAAAGGTCAATGGATGATTTTAACTAGAACGAATGAACAAATGAAAAATTTAGTGCCCATACTACAAGAAACTGGATATAGATTTGATTGTAAATTTAATGATTTGTTGCCCATTGAAGTGATTAAAGCAATTAATGATTGGAATAGATTAAATAAAGGGGCAAACATATCTGGTGATGAAGCTAGAAATATTTATGAATTTTTAAAATATGAAAATGGAGATGTGAAGTATGGGTTTTCTAGTGGCAAGTCTCTAGCAAATGTAGATTCTGTTGATATGGATGAATTGCGTATGGATCATGGACTCATTGCTCATGGTGACTGGAGTACATTAAGATTTAAAGATTACCAGCATGATTATATCCAGGAGCTAGTGGCGAGCGGCGAGGATCTAAGCAAACCGGCAAGAATTAAACTATCTACTATACATGCAGTTAAAGGGGAAGAAGCTGAAAATGTTATTTTATTTACAGATTTAGAAAGAATTATTTACAACGCAGCACAAGTAAATAAGGACACTGAACATAGATTATTTTTTGTTGGTGTAACACGTGCAAAAGAAAATTTATTCATAATGAATCAAGGTTATGAATATCAATACAACATAGGAGAAGAAATAATATGACAAACAAAGGTATCTTTGATGATGCTTTTCCACAAGATAAGCAGATAGGCGGGAATCACTACAAAAATTTACACATTCAACCATATGAATTTATTTCTAAAAATGATCTTTCATTTTTTCAAGGGAATGTAATTAAGTACGTGTGTAGATATTTAAATAAAAATGGTATACAAGACTTAGAGAAAATTATTCACTATTGTGAATTAGAGATTAAAAAGATGAAAGACATGGGTAAGAAGAAATGAATGAAAGTTATGTAGACATTGGAATTATAACAGTAATTACATTAGCAACTTATTTAGTAACGAAAGCATTAATATGATATTTGAAGCACAAAAAGAATGGACATGTCCAGAAAATTTTCCAGATTTAAGTGATGCAAAATATATTGCAATTGACTTAGAAACTAGAGATCCTAATCTTAAAACAAGAGGATCCGGAGCTGTTATTGGTGAAGGTGAGATCATAGGTTTTGCTTTAGCTGTAGATGGTTGGTCTGGTTATTATCCGATAGGACACAGAGAAGGTAATTTAGATAAAAGAATAGTATTAGATTATATAAAAGAAGTTTGTGCAACAGACGCTGTCAAAATATTTCATAACGCAATGTATGACGTATGTTGGTTAAGATCATATGGTATAAAAATAAATGGATACATTGTAGATACAATGGTGATGTCATCTTTAATTGATGAAAATAGAATATCATACACATTAAATAGTATTGCTTTTGAATATTTAAGAGAAGTTAAAGATGAAAAAGGATTAAAAGAAGCAGCAGAAGCTGCAGGTGTAGATGCTAAATCTGAAATGTATAAACTTCCTGCAATGTATGTTGGAGCTTATGCAGAAAAAGATGCAGAACTGACTTTAGAATTATTTAAAGTTTTATCTAGAGAAATAGATAAACAAAATTTAAATAATATATTTGATCTTGAGACAAATTTATTTCCTTGTTTAATTGATATGAAATTTAAAGGAGTGAGAGTAGATGTAGAAGCTGCACAAAAATTAAAACGATCAATGATAAAAGAAGAAGAGGCATTACTGTTAGAAGTAAAAAAGCAAACAGGAGTTGAACCACAGATATGGGCAGCCCGGTCAATTGCGAAAGTTTTCGACAAGCTCGGTTTACATTATGAAAGAACTTTGAAATCAGAAGCACCCTCCTTTACTAAAAATTTTTTATCGGAACATAAACATCCTTTAGTTCAATGTATTTCAAAAGCAAGAGAAATAAATAAAGCTCATACTACTTTTATAGATACTATTTTAAAACATGAACATAAAGGTAGAATTCATGCGGATATAAATCCTATTCGTTCTGATCAAGGTGGTACAGTTACTGGAAGATTTAGTTATAGTAATCCTAACTTACAACAGATTCCTGCAAGAAATAAAGATTTAGGACCAAAGATTAGATCTTTATTTATACCAGAAGAAAAACATATATGGGGTTGTTTTGACTATTCACAACAAGAACCAAGATTAGTTGTACACTATGCAGCAACAACTGATCCTATTATGTATGATGATTCTGTTGCAGACATTGTTAAAAAATTTGAAAATAATTCTGTAGACTTTCATCAAACAGTTGCAGACATGGCAGGTATATCTAGAAGTAATGCTAAAACAATTAACTTAGGTTTATTTTACGGCATGGGTAAGGCTAAACTACAAGCAGAACTTGGTCTATCAACTAAAGCTGAAGCAGAAAATTTATTTAATCAATATCACGAGAATGTTCCATTTGTAAAAGATTTAATGACTATGACATCTACTCAAGCTCAGTTCTCAGGATCCATAGGAACTTTATTAGGACGTAGATGTAGATTTAATAAATGGGAACCAAATACTTTTGGTATGCATACACCAATGAGTTTAGAAGAAGCTGAAAGAACTTATGGTAGAGGAAGAATAAAAAGAGCATTTACATACAAAGCTTTAAATAAACTCATTCAAGGATCTGCTGCTGACATGACTAAAAAAGCCATGTTAGATTTGTATAATGAAGGTATTATACCACATATACAAATTCATGATGAACTAGATATCTCAGTTGAGTCAGAAGAACAGGCTAAAAAAATTATTGAGATTATGGAAAATGCTGTTAAACTAGCTGTCCCAAATAAGGTTGATTATGAATATGGCAATACTTGGGGTGAAATACATGGGTAAATATTATGTTATTAATCGACACTTATTTAGAAAAAAGCAAAATACATGGTGTTGGAGTTTTTTCAAAAGAAAATCTTAAACCAAAAGATATAGTTACAAAACAATTACCACAATTTGAGTTTCATTTTAATCAAAATGAATTACCTAAAATGCCTTTATCTTTTTCTAATTTTATAAATATATATGGTTATGAATCAGAAACAGATCCTAATATTTTAATATTAGGAATAGATAATGAAAAATATATGAATCATAGTAATAATCCAAATGTAGATGAATATGGTTACGCTATAAAAAATATAAAAATTGGTGATGAATTAACTATAGATTATAAAAAAATTGATAAAAATTACAATGGATAATGTCATATTTAAATGCTAACATACCACCGATTTATTGCAAAGTTAGGAAGGAGTATCTTTATGATCTTAAAGAACATCAGGGAGAGGATAGTGACTGCGTTATCTTTGGTCTTGTCTCTATATCAGGTCGCGCGCTCTTATTTAATATTATGCTACCGAATGGCGCGTGTTTTTGGAGGTTGCCTATTTCAGCGTTTTTCCAAAAACATTTTTCTAGAGCCGAAGTGCCGGATATGTCAATCGACGAGTTGGAATTGTGGAACTGTTTTAGTTATTATCCTTCTGTTCATTGCTTTGATTGGTTGGCTGGTATAGACGGTAAATATTTAGGTAAAGATAAAAAATTTTATCATGGACAGTATTTATTTACAGTTGATTGGGCGCACCCAGAGACTAATATACTCAATGTTGAGCATTCTGAAATTCCTCAAGAACACAAGTGTGCACATATACTGGCTCTTAATAACGGCAATTTTGCAGCTCAGCCTAATAATCGTATTCTGTGGCATGTTAATAGCTACACTACTGATACATCATGGCCTGATTATAAAGTTCAAAATACAGTCTGGGATGTCGAAGGTTCGGACTGGGTTACAGAAGATTCTGACAAAATGTTTTATGAAATAGAAAAAAAGGAGGATAAATGAGAGATACTAAAACAATTGAATCATTTTTAAAAGAAAAAGATAAAAAAAATAAACAAAAAATATTATTTAAAAATTTAAAAAAAGAAGTAGAAACAGGTGCGAACGGCACACAAAAATACGTCTTTAAAGAAGGACCAAACAAAGGTAAAATAGCAGAATAATGTTTGATAGATTTATGTATAAAATTTTAGGTAATATTGATAATTTCTTTTCATCAATAGAAACTTATTCTATTAAACTTACTGCATGGTTATGGCATCAAAGAGTTAAAATATTAAGAAAAAAACGAGGGAGAAAAAAATGAAACAATGTAAACAATGTGAGAAAGAATTCCAACCAAAA